TTTCCAAGTTGTTTTGGAACGTCTTTAATTTCCATCTTAGGTGGAACTTGAGCAACTAAGTGTATCATTGCCTTTCTTCCAAAATAAGCGTAGTTAGCAGGAAGGTTGTTAGAGATATAAACTTCAAAACCAAGGAATGTTCCAGCATAACCATTTTTGATTGTAGCATCTGCAACATTAAATCCTTTTTCAGTTCCATAAAGTTCAATCTTTTCAGCAACGTCAGGGGTAATAACAGCACACCAATCGCCAGCTTCCTCTACGTTTTGCTTTCTTAATCTCTTGCGTGCGGCAGTAAAAATAGAAGCAACATTTGCGGTTGTAGCAGTAATTGCAGCACCATCTGTAACAGCAGTGATAGCTCCCTCTGTAATTACATTACCAGTACCATCAGCGTATAATCCACTAACAGCAGCAGAAACGTGTACAAACGTAGCTGTGTCGAGAGCGTCTTTAAGTTGGTAAGCAGCGTTGTCAGCTATGTCAACTTGGTATCTGTAGTTAGACTGTAATTGTTCAATATCCTCAACATAGTTAGGGACGACTTTCATCTTGTCAACAACGAGATTTTCAAGTGTAGCACTAGCTTCTTGGGCTGTAAACTCACTTCCTGGTGTGTAATCCTGAGCAGCTGTTTCACTTAAGTAAGGATAATTAACTGTGTCTCCACGTGTTAATTTAGATTCAAACTGAGTGTTTGCAACTGCACTTGCTACTAGCGATTTGCGAAGAGGTACTTGCATTAAATCCGACCAAAATGAAGGAATCATTGCAGAGATATGTGCTCTTGCGATATTGTCTTTTGCTAAAGTTGTAGCCATAAAATTTTAGTCTACTGCGTTTTCGCCCACTTTCTAAATTGGTCTATTGCATCCCAATCTTCTCTTTCTGAAGCATTTCTTAAATCTTCATTAGTCCATTGGGATACATCTTTCTTAGAAGGCGATTGCTTGGTAGACGGTTCAGGTGTTCTTTCCGACCTTTCATTTCTCTCTCTCTTAGCTTCTAAAAAAAGTTGGACATCTTCGTTGCGGGTTGCTTCAAGTGGAGAGAGGTTCATGAACTTAGCCTGTCTAAAGATATAATCTATTTCGTCAGGCGTTTTGTCCTTGAGTGCAACTACCGTCTTTGCTAATTCAGATGGATCTAAAGACTCCCCAGTAGCTTGTTTGGCAACTTTGCCAGATTCTTTTTCAAGCATGAGACGTTTAGCCTCTTCCTCCTTAGCCTTTTCTTCGGCTTTTCTCGTTCGCTCATAGAGCTGACGATTTTTAGCCTTGATGTCCTCCTCGGAGTTTTCAGTGGTCTCCTCCACAGAAGTAGCCTCAGCTGAGGTATCTTCTTCTTCACCTATTTCAGAGTTGGTGTTCTCTAAGTATTCTTGTGTCATGTGGTTTGGGGTTTAAGAGTTCCCTACTCATTTATGTTTTTAAATATACTCTGCTTGCTTTTTAACGCTTTCTACTTTTTGTAATCGTTGAATAATCTTTTCTATTTTCTTACAAGCTATTTCTCTACCTCTTGTTTCTTGTAGTGTTGGTGCGTCACGAACTGTATCAATCTCATTTACTATAGCCTCTAAGTAAGCTATCATTGCTTTGCCATAGATAGTATCTTGCATTTCGTCAAGTTTTTCTTCAATGTATTTTTTTTCCATTATACTTGTGGATTAACATTTTGTGGCATTGACGGTGCAGATATTCCACCACCCTGTCTTTCTGCTCTTTCTGCTACTGGTTGTTGTGATGGTGTCATCTCTTCTGGTGTTATGTCAGCTATATTTATTCCTACTGCTTCTAATTGTTTTCCAAATATTTTACGTTTGGCTGGGTCTGTTAATACTGTTGGGTCTGCTATCATTGTTTGTAGAGCCATTGCCATATTAGCAGCTTGTACTCTCATATCTCTGTCTTGTCCTGTAATAACAATATCTATTGCATATTTCAAATCTTTGTAGTATTCTTTTGGAACGAATAGTGAGCCACCATCTTCTTTTGTTTTATCTTTAATTGTTTGTTTAATTATATCTTGTTGAACAGTAGTAGGCATCTGGTTGTTCTTTAGTATAAAGGAAAGTAATTCCATACTGGTTAATGTCTTTGCCTTTAATTCGTGCCACTTATCTAAATCCTCCCCTACGAGTCGGATATAGTGTTCTGCTGAACTTTTGAACATTGGTATAACATCATTGTAGATAATCTCTTTCATATCAGCAGCGATTGACTCTCTTATGTGTTCAAAGTAAGAAGCCATCATTTCAACGGACATCTGCATTGCACCTAGTGGTGTTCCTGCTGGACTTCTTTCTCCTCTAAAAGTATCATAGGTAAATCCTACTTCATCTCTATTGCTAAGCCAGGATTGTTCTTCTTGGACAAATGGTGATAGATTTCTTTCTTCGGTAGGAACTTTCTCAATCCTATCCATTGTAGTTAATACCTGTCCATTAGCAATATCTTTAAGTAGGTTCTTCTTGATGTTGTCGTCTCTTGTCTGCCAGATATTTAATCCTGCTACATAAGATGACTTAACTCTTAAATTAACTATTTCATTTGTTCTTACTTGTGGGTCTACTAGTAATTCTACCCTACCTATTCCCATCCATCTTCCTGGTATCTTTTCCCAGTGGAACTCTCTGTATGGGAATTCTTCTGGTTTTAATTTTGTTTTATCTAATATAATTCCAGACTTGTGTACTTCTAATCTGTTTCGTCTTTCCATATCAGTCTCTGGAATATATACAATATAACGAGAATAAACATATTTGTTTGGGTCTCCACCAAATTCTTCTTCTGAAACTTCCCCATACCTCTCCATTATTCTAATATAAGGTACATCTGTCGTTCTCCATTTCTCTATCACTTCTTCAATGTTGTCCCATTTTTTATTTCTTAATTCGTGTGGTGAGTAATAATGTTGTTCAATTACATAGGAAGAATCTTTTAGTGAATCAGCAGACTGCTCATTTACTAGGTTTCTTAAATCTACAAAGTGTAGTTTCTTATTTACTATCTTAACTACAGCAGTACCAAAAACTGGCAATTCTAAGAAGAGCCTGTTTAAAAACTTATTAAATTTGTTTTCTTTCATCCAGAGCTTAAAGTCCCTGTCCATTATCCACGCTTTCAATTCGTCTTGTCCTGCAGTTGGAACTATCATAATATCACTTGGTGTGAATTTAATAGCTTTCATTGCAGAGTGGCATGGGTTGCGTACTATGTTTTTGAAATATTTTTTAAATCCCTCGTTGTCTGTATCACCATCTTTAAATCTTGAGTTATACAAACGTATGATTTTCTCTATTGTTTCTTTTTGACGAAAAGTAAAGTTGTCAACAATTACCACTTCTTCAGATTTAAATTCTTGTACTTCATTACTTATTTGTCTAAATATGTTTGACATTATTCGTATTCGTTTAGTATCCTATTAGAGAGTTCCTCTTCATCAGTAGTTTGCATTGGTTGTAGTCCCCAGACTGCTAACGCAAGTGCTATTACTAAATCATATATCTCAAGAGTTCATTTATAAGTTCTTCGTTTTGTGGTATCTTTATTACCTTTTCGCTTATAAAAATAATTAGTTTGTCTATCAGTTGTTGTTTTGCTTTCTGTGAATACAATGGATATTCTTCCACAAATGCGTGTCTTTTGAGTTCAGATGCAACCGAATCACCCATACCTGTAGAGTCAATAATAATCTTAGCATTGTTGTATTTTTTTGCAAGTGTAAGTATGCGTTCTCGTTGAAAATGGAAGTCCATTTCTCTAAATCTGTCAAGATAAACAACTTGCTTATTTGCCCTGTCCATTACACATAAAGCAGTGAAATCCTCGTGTCTCGCTATGTCAACCCCCATTAAATAAGATGCACCAGGTACTGGCTCCGATAAAGTGTCGTCTATCACATCGTGTATTCCTCTAAACACTAATCCACCCTCTGTCAAGAACTGAGCTTCATATTCTTGCTTAAATTTTGTTTCTGGGACGCTCAACCTAATTCGCTCCCATTCTGCTAATCTTTCTTCTTCTGTCATGTCTGGAGAGGGGAAATAAGGGTTATCTAATGACGAAAAACTATAAGCAGATTTTGCTTTTTGTAATTCTAAAAACTTATCATAAAACCAGTTAATTCCTACTGGTGTTGAAATATAAATAACTCTACCTTTATATTCGTGAGTTGTTGGTTTAATATATTGTGACCATATATTCTCATCTACTCTAGCTGCCTCGTCTATAATAACTAAATTAGTTGACCTACCAAGTAATCCCTCTTTAGCATCAGCAGACCTTCCTTCAATAATAGTTCCATTCTTTAATCGCATTTCTGGAAAAGGTTTTGTTCTTAACTTAATTCCCTCGGTTGGAACAAGCTTATACATAAACTGTATTACTTGGTCAAACACAATATTGGTTAGATAATAACTTGGTGCTACTATCCAGATACGCTGATTTGGTTGTAGTGCCTGATAAGCAACCTCATAAGCACAAGCCATTGACTTACCAAAACGTCTGCCACAACAAAGTATCTTCTCTTTGTGAGGATTTTTAATTACCTTCCACTGATTTGGATGTGGTGTCCATCCTATTGCCTTTTGTACTTTCTCGTGGCTAAATTTCATAGTATGTTGTTTATTTTATCGTACCATCTTTTTAAATTTGCGTTTTTTCTATCTCTATATTCGCCCTCATCCCACTCACTCACGCCACAATGCTTAACACTTAGACCTGGAAGATAATACATCACAGGGTTTAGTTGTCTTGCCCTTGCACACCAGTTCATATCTATTGGTGCATACCAACCCCAATCTTCCCTATAATAACCAACTCTATTAAAAAACTCTCTCTTAACAATATAGAAGCCCATTATCTTCTTCATCTCTCTAACCTCTGTATTGTTAATTGTTATTGTGTCTCCTATCCACTCTTTAAATCCATCAATATGTATTCCAACTATATCTGTTTCTGGTATCTTATTTATATACTCCCTGCACTTAGATAGCCAGTTCTCTGGTAGTTGAAGGTCTGAATCCATTACTGCTATCCAATCTCCAGTTGATACTCTTATTCCATTGTTATAGGAAATAGCCACACCCTTGTTTTCTTTCCTAGTAATAGATATATCTATTGGGTATTTACCCATAACATCCCTTACGTTGTCTGTCGATGCGTCATCTACCCATACAATCTCTAAGTCTGTTTTATCGTGTAGAGCCTGTGATACACATATATCAACAAGCTCTGCTCTATTGTATGTTGGTATTATTAAACTACACCTGGTTTTTCCGTCCATACGTATCCTTTTTTAACCGTTTTCCAGTCTCCATAATCCCAAGTTAATAACTCTTCTACGTTTACTGGAACCCTAACTTTTAAATTATAAAAATCTACTTCCTTAAATTCCTGTAAGAACTTATCTGGTATCATCATAGTAATACTGCTCTCTGCATTTTTGAAGTGATGCTAAATGACCTACGTGTAATAGGTCAAATACCCCATAGGTTATTACCTTAGCCATTGTTCGTTATCTAAATACCATTCTACTGTTTTGCGTAGGCTATCTTCAAAGTCTTTTGGATAACCAAACCCCTCTTCTTTAAGTAGTGTTCCATCTAAAGCGTAGCGTAAGTCGTGTCCTGGTCGTGAAGAGTGGAAGTCTACCATCTCATACTTTAATGGCTTACCTATTATAGTTGCTATCATTTGAGCCAGTGTTAAGTTGTCTACTTCTTCATCTCCTACAATATTGTATTTACCCTGTTTATCGGTACCGTCTAAACACTTACCTTGCTCTGTTAAGAATAAGAGTGCATTACATACATTCCTTGCGTGGATATAGTGTCTTTGTCCTGCTTGTGTTTTTTCTTTATTAGCGTGGATAGTAACTGTTTCACCGTCTAGGACTTTCTTAATAACTAAAGGAATAAACTTCTCTGGGTGTTGTCTTTCACCAAAGACATTCATTGTGTGTGTTACTATGATAGGTAGCTTATAGGTATTAGCAAATGCTAGTGCAAATTCTTCCCCCCCTGCCTTGGCTGCTGAATAAGGATTACCAGAGTTATATCTATCCCACTCTTTATAAGCCACACCTTTGGGTGCACTACCGAATACTTCGTCAGTTGAGAAGTAGATAATACGTTTAGGGTTGAACTTGCGACAGGCTTGTAAGAGATTAACTGTTCCAATGACATTATCCATTGCAAACATATAAGGGTCTTCAATAGACCTATCCACGTGTGATGACGCTGCTAAATGCCACACATAATCAGCTTGTACTGGTATGTTTAATGGTGCTTTTAAATCCCACCAAATAAACGATACTCTATGTTGTTCTTCTTCCCAACAATCTATATCCAACAGTCGGTGTAAATTGCCCGACAAGTCTAACCTGTCTAATATAATAATTTCCCAGTCAGTTTGTTTAAGTACCCCCTCTACTATGTGGTGACCTACAAATCCCGCACCCCCTGTTAATAATAGTTTCTTACGAGCACCATCGTACTCTTTAATCCTCGGATACTTGTTTATCTTCATGTATTTCGATGACTTCTTCGTCATCGGCTAATAAATTATTAATCTGTGTTTGAAACACATTTTTAGGCGACTTTTGTTGTTCTGGATAACGTTTTTTTAATTTTAAAACCTCTGTAATAGCTTTAATCTTATCTGAATCTTTACCATCACCAAGAGCTATCTTCTGCAGTTCCTGCATAAACGGCTCATCATTTATTTCCTCTAAGAGTTGTTGCCATTTAGTAGTTTGAGTTACCTGACATGTTGAAGAGGTAGTTTTAGCATAACCGTATTTATTCATTAAATGTTCTATTGCTACCTTCTCCCCTGAAAGTTTACCTTGCATATATTCATTAAAGATTTTCTCAATCTTTTTTTCTGTAATTTTATTTAGTTTAGGCATTAAATAAGCCTATCATACTTTGCACTTTTTGTCAAGCGACAACTTGACATTTTCGCTGAATTTGTATTTTTCACTTGACTTTTAAAACGCA